ACGATGTGATCGACCAGAAGAAAAAAGACGCTTTGGCTGCTGGCGATACGAAGGGAACAAAGGTCACTCAGAGAATGATCAAGAACTGGGGGCGTGGTTTGGATGATCAGGATTATCTATTCCTTGAAGATCACTACCAAAACCTTATTACACGCCATGAGTGCAAGACAGCCGCGCAGGAGATTCTGTTCAAACGCATTGCAAAGGCAGAGCTTAACTGTGAAAAGGCTGACGCAACTGGTGATACCAAAAAGATCAAGGAAGCAAACGACAATCTACAGAACCTGATGGGATCTGCCCAGATCAAGCCGAATCAGACGAATGATAATGCACTGGCTGAAACGAATACTTTTGGCACGTTGATTCAGAAATAGGAAGAGGAAGAGCCGATTCCAGAACCGTCTCCCGAGTGGCAGGACGTTGATGGTATCGGTAAGTATTTTAGAGTGTGGGTGCTGGGTACGTTGCTTAAGATGTTCAACTTGAAGAACCCATATCAAGACGAATTTGACGAAGAGTTTGAACGATATACTGCTCATAAACCAGAGACGAATGAGGATGATACCACAGATACTAGCCTCCGCGAAACTATTTTCGGTATTGGCGAAGGCGGTGGTTCCGCATGAGTAAAGAAAAATTAACAGATAAGGAAGTAGCGAATACAAAATCAGAAAAGATAATGAACGCAGTTGCCCTGAGGGCGTCATTCTATAGAGCGAATCCTCAGCGGTTTGCAAAAGACTATTTAAACCTGACATTGAAGCCATTCCAAGAGCTACTACTGTTTTTGATGGTGAGATGTACCGGCTTCTGCTTCATTGCTGCTCGCGGTCAAAGGCCGCCATTCTATTGTGAATGAAAAAATCGGGCAATATCGGTGAAGGCTTAACTGCTAATACCGAGATAAGCGAGGAGATTGCGTAAGGCTTCTCGCCATCGTAGAGCGTAGTGGGTGAATAAATATAATCCCACCAAGAGTGTCCGACACGAAAATGTACGCCAATCTGGGGCTGAATAGACAGTCCGATGAAAATGAAGGAAACTTCCAGAACAGTAGATAAAAAACTACTGGTTAATAACTAATTGCTAGGCAAATCTTTTCTAACCGCAGTTTTCTGTGTGATTACATGTATTTTATGGCCTGGTTCCAAAGTTTGTATTGCCTGTAAGGTAAGAAGCCAATCTATCAGTATTTTAGATGAAAAGATAATGAAGGAGATCTACCCCAATAGTCCCCTTCTACGATCTGAAATCAAAAAGGTCGATATCAACAATCAAAAAGCAGAGATTATATTTAGGAACGGCAGCTATATCAAAGTTGTCACTGCAACAGATAGCAGTCGTGGTAGTCGAGCTACGCTTCTTATCTGTGATGAATATAGATTACTTTCTAAAGATGTCATCGATTTGATCTTGAAGAAGTTCTTGAATATTGTTCGTCATCCTGGATATTTGGACAAGCCACAATATGCACATCTTGCAGAGCGAAACAAAGAATTCTACCTAAGTTCTGCTTGGTTCCAAAACCATTGGAGTTATGAAAAATGTCAAGA